TTTTTATTTTCTTTTACTGTTGTTTTTATATAATCTTTATTAATTTTTTTTATAACTTTTTTCTTATCTCTTTTTTAATTATTTTTTGAAGCTTTTAATACTAATTCCTTTTTTTTTTTCAGCCATATTTTACAATATTCAATAGCTTCTGTTGTATTTCCAAAGTCTTCTACTAAAGTAGAAAATTTTTCACTCAATTTTGTTAAATTTCTATCGGAATATAAATGTGCAATTATATCTTCCATAATATTAATTGAAGTTAATATTTTTTTAATATAATTTCGCAACAATCAAAAAATTATTATATTAATTATATTATAAAATGAATCAGTATAAAGGCGTGACTTCAACTCAAATGGCAATGATGAATTCGGGACAAAATAATTTTTCACAAGCTTATAATTCAAATCCTAATATTATACCCCCGCAAACGTATGAGAATTCGTATCAATTAATACATAATAATTTGGATTCTAATTTATTTAATGAATCATATATAGATTATACAATTCACGTTGATTCAGGTGACAGAACTTCAGCAATATTTCCAAGCCCATATAGTTTTGTTTTAAATTTTGGTGGTGCTGGGCCAAGTAAAAATAAATTTTACAATTCGTCCACTGGTTTTCAAAAAGTAGATTTTAATGGTACACCTGATCCAATTATTGATAGAAAATTTCGAAATGTTAAAACAGTAATTCTTGATAAAATATTTTTTCCAAAATATATTGGTTATATACGCTCAGGTACTGAAGATTTAAATGCAACACCGCCTACATTTTATGATTATTCAGGTAATGTTACTCTAGCATCTCGATATCGTTATGTTATTGTACGTATTCAAGAATTAGATAATAATCGTATGTATTCAACAAATAATTATGTTAGAGATGATTCATTCGTTATGTATAATGATAAGACATTAGGCGATGCAGATGTTGGAGTATGGATTGCATCACCATATAAGAGAACATATTTAAAATCAGCTCTTAAAAACATTGATAAATTTACCATTAACATTGTTGATCCTAAAGGAAATCCAATTATACCAACGTATTATGACCCTATTAATGATATAAATGTGCCTATTCCTAATGGAAAAAATAAAGAATTAGAAAAAGATAAATATAATTTTCAAATACATTTTATTTTCTCAGTATTAGAAAATGAATTAAATACTAAACCTAATTTTAGATAATAACAAATAAACATTATAATAAACAAATAAACATTATAATAAATAAAAAAAATGAAAATATAACCATATATTATACAAATTAATATAATATATAGTATAATTAATAAATGGTAAATAAATCGGATCTAAATTATTTTGAAAAGATAAGAATTATAGACGATTTAATTGAACATTATCCTGAATTAAAAAAAGATAAAAATGTATTAAATAATATTTTTTTCGATAGAACAGACAAACCAAATAAATTTATTTTGGAAAGAATAACTATAAATAATAAAATATATTATAGATCTAATGATAATCTATTGATTGACGTTAATATTAAATGTCATGGTATATTTGTTAATGAACGATTTATTATTGTGCGTCCTGCAAATAGAAAAGAATTTTATGATAAATTTATTGAAGAGTTTAAAAATTATTCAACCAAAAAATTTTGTTGATTATAATTATATATGGAAAAATCAGAATCAATCGAATCTATTGATACAGAAACTGTTAAACCAAAAGATAAAAATGATTATAAATGTGCACCTTCTATAAAGTTTAATACCGGTTCATGTATTGATCTTCCAGTTCTAATTGAAATGGCTAGAGCATATAATGAAACAAATGCAAATAAAATTAAATTACATCCAAAACTTCAAACACTAAATCCTAAAAAATATAAAAAATATTTATTAAAACAATTTAAAAATCGTTATGAGAATGTTTGCACCACACAATTTTGTTGGACACAACAAGATTTTGTTGATAAAATGAATGGAATTATGAAAGAAGAATTAACAAAATTTACTTATAGACCACAAGGTCCTGTTGGTAAGTTTGAATGGTTAAATACAATCCATTTAAATAATGTAATGGAACAATATGAAAAGCTGCATAAAGATTTTAAATTTTTAGGAGCGGTGCCTATGGATTTCGAGTCTCTTCCAATTTTAGGTATAAAAGATTTAGATTTAGATGATTTAATAAATAAAGGTATATCAAAAATGGGTATAATATTTAATTTAGATGAACATTGGCAATCTGGATCTCATTGGGTAGCTGGATATACTGATCTTAAAAATGGGAAAGCATATTTTTTTGATTCATATGGTATGGCTCCAGATGGACGAGCAAGAAGATTATTAAGAAGATTTGCTAAATATTCAGAAGATAAATTTAATGTAAAGGTAGAATCAACACATAATGATACAAGACATCAATATGGTAATTCAGAATGTGGGATGTATTCATTGAATTTTATTTTAGAATTACTTGATGGAAAGTCATTTAATGATGTATGTTCATCAAAAATACCTGATACCAAGGTAAATCAATTAAGACCTATATTTTTTTACAATGAAAACTTTTAAATTTCTTAATCATATCAATCATATCATTATAATAATCATCATTATTATCCGACTCTTCTATTAGTTTATCAATCATATTTAGTATAAATTTATTTTTTTCAGGTTTCATTTTATTTACTTTTGGATCTCTTGAATAGGAATTACATTCAGGATAATAAAAATCATAGAAATCTAAGAATAATTGTTTCATCTTAAGATTATCTCGAAGAAATTTAATTCTATTCCACATCTTTTCTAATGGTTCTAGAACTGATTCAAACCATTTTCTATCTCTCTGGATTAACTCACAATGTGAATAATTTAAATACCAATATACAACTCTATCTAAAGTATAATTAGGCATTATTTTTTCTATCTCCTTTGATTTTTCTTCAACCCATTTATCACAATCTGTCGGTGTCATTTCAATCTCTGTTGGATGAATAAACTTTGCATCATCATAAACTAATTGCCAATATTTGGGATCAGAATTGGGTAAAATCTTATTCGTAGGTAGAACTTGAAGCATAACACCTTTTTCGAGTTTTGTTGTTTTCGATCTAAATGCTTCTTCTGGTTCAGTATCATCTTCAAATAATTCTTTTGTTGGATATTCTTTAATATCACATTGCCAAAAGTCACATTCATCTAAATCACAGCAAGCTAATTGAATTTGTACTTGGTCCCAATAATGTATAGGACATATTGTTCCTTTAACATCACCTGTTGAATTAATTTTACGACGAGTCGGACACTTAATCTCTAACATTCTTCCAACAAGATTTGTTATATTTTTTTGATTAAATTTATATTCTGAAACAATACCATCTGGACTCGCACCTAAAAAGGTATGAACTGAATGTCTACATAGACCAAATTCTTCAACATGTACATTTAATCTATATTCATAAATAAGTGTTGCAATTGCTTCAAACTTTTTACCATGATATGTATTCTCATTGTTATTAAATGTCTCTCTCAATTTAATTAAAATACAATGATATGGTTCAGAATAGTGATCATCACCAAGTGCTGTACCAATAGCTGAAGCAGTCATACCTTTATCACGTTCAGCATACCATTGAGGAGATCTTTGTGCCGGATATTCAATGGTCTGAATTTTCTTAAAGGTTTTAAAACGTCTTTGTAAATCTCTTGATGATATATCATCATCTGTCTGTACATCGTGAACCCATGATTTTCCAAAAGGTAGTAAATTTGTCCGTCTTTTAGGAATAATTTTCCAATTACGATTTTTTAACATTATAATTTGATCATTCCATTTTAGATATGTAGGATTGTAAGTATCAATAATAATCTTATTATCAACTATTAATGTATATTTTGATAATAATCGTTGAATGGTAGAAACTTTAATATTTGAATAATTTTGTTTAAGATATTTTAATATAACCAAAACAAAATTATTATATATCTGTTCATTTTTTATATGATATCCATTTAAATTTTGTTTGATATATGATTTAATTGATTTTTTAATCTCTATCTTATTCATTTTTATATAATTATATATATCATAATTATATAACATTTTATTATCAAATTTTTTATTTTTCAGGATTATTTATCTTTATTGATTTTATTAGTTATTTTATTAGTTATTTTATTAGTTATTTTATTAGTTTTATTAGTTATTTTGTTCTGTTTCTGTTGATGGTTTGGTTGATGGATTGGTTGATGGTTTGGTTGATGGGTTGGTTGATGGTTTGGTTGATGGATTGGTTGATGGATTGCTTAATGGGTTGGTTGATGGTTTGGTTGATGGATTGGTTGATGGGTTAGTTGATTGTGCAGATAATTTTTTTTTATTATAAAATACAAGTATAATTATTATTAATAATATAAATCCTCCAATACCTATTAAAACATATGTGGTTGTTGATAAACCTGAATCTGATGCCGATGAATCCGTACTATTTCCTGATAATATTTTACTTGATGCTATTGGTGATGATGGTGGTGAAGGTGGAGGGAGCTGTTGTTGTTTTTTTTCTTCTGCAACTACAAATGATGATTGTATATATAATGGTTTTTCTTCTTCTTCTTCTGCAACTACAAATGATGATTGTATATATAATGGTTTTTCTTCTTCTTCTTCTGCAACTACAAATGATGGTTGTATATATAATGGTTTTTCTTGTTTTTCTTCTTGTTTTTCTTCTTCTACAACTACAAATGATGGTGGTATATATAATGGTTTTTCTTGTTTTTCTTCTTGTTTTTCTTCTTCTGCAACTACAAATGATGGTGGTATATATAATGGTTTTTCTTGTTTTTCTTCTTGTTTTTCTTCTTCTGCAACTACAAATGATGGTGGTATAGGTCTACTTGGAAAAAGAGGTTTAATAAAGGGTATCCAATTACTATCTGTACATGGTTTATTACATTTGTATTGTTGTTGATCTATTGTAGTACCAATTAAAATATTATCACTCATATCTATATTAGTAAAATTTCCTATTGTTCCATTAATTTGTTGCCAATTACTATCTGCACAAATTCCAGAACATGAATAGAGATTATTACCATTTGTTCCATATAAATTAGTATTATCACTTATAACTTTTTGTAATCCACCTTGAATTTGCATACAATTATTATTACCATTGTCTATATATGGATTTGCGCATCTCCATATTTTGTTAGTTGAATCAACACCATATGTATAATTATTATCTGTTGATTTTTGTACTAAAGGAGGTGGAGGTGGTGGTGGTGGTGGCGGTGGTGGTGGCGGTGGTGGTGCTGGTGGTGGTGTAGTTGGCGTTGCTGGTACTACATATACAATGATTGTATAGTAGTCATTTGTATTAAATAGGCTGTTACTTAATATATTCCTGGGAGGGGGAGCATATGTATATAGAATATTTTTTATAGTTATAGTCCCAGTCTGAGTTAGAGTTTTGGAGTATGATGGTATATACACATTAAGATCAATAGGAGTGGGTACTTGGTCACCGGTGTACAGATTTACCCATATAGGTGTTGGTGAAGGTGGAGGTGGAGGTGGAGGTGGAGGTGGAGGTGGAGGTGGAGGTGGAGGTGGAGGTGGAGGTGGAGGTGGAGGTGGAGGTGAAGCTAAATAAAGTTTTACAACACCTGGTGGATCAGGATAACCAAAAACTACTTGAACATTTGTATTAATAAATCTTGACCATGGACTAGTTATTGTTTTATTAGATTGTATTTTAAATGGTGGAGTAGTATAACTATTATTTTTAGCATATACTGAATCATATAGCGGAGGTGCAAATCTGTCTGGAAATTTATTACCTATCTCAACGAGTATTCTTGATTTATCTTGTGTATAAATTTGATTATTTCCAATATAAAATATTGTATTTGGGTCGGTTATAATATTTGTAGTAGTAATAACACCAGAATCATACCTTGTTCCATTTACTGTTCCATTTACATAATTTAAAAGTATATCATTAATAACAAGATAATAATATCCATCAGGTATTGGATAAGTAGTTACTTCTGTTAAACTAGATGCATCAAATTTTTCTATATTCCTATTTTTTATACTATTATACAATAAATATACAATTAGAATTAAAATTAGTATATATATTAGTAAAAATTTCATTATATAATAAAAATTGAATAAAAAAATTTATAATTATAAATAAATTAAAAAATAATTATTAAATGGCATCAGAACCAATTATTTATAAAACAGATATTAGTATTACAACTGCTGGTTCTGTAGATTCTGGAAAATCAACATTTGTTGGTGTTTTATCATCAGGTAATTTAGACAATGGTAACGGATCTGCCCGTTCTGGTGTTGCAAAACATCCACATGAATTAAAATCTGGTAAGACATCTGATATTGCAATGAAACATTATAAAATTCCAACTAAATCAAGAGCTATTACATTTATTGATTTATGCGGTCATGAAAAATATTTTAAAACAACAGCAAATGGTGTATGTGGTTATTATCCTGATTATTCATTTATAATGATTAGTGCAAATCGTGGTATTCTTCAAATGACTAAACAACATTTCACCTTATTAATGGCTGCGAATGTTCCACAAATTATTCTTGTAACACGTGCAGATATTACTCCTAAAGATATTTATGATCAAACGTTAACAATGATTGAAAAATATATTAAAGCTCATCTTAAAATTCCTGGATTAATTATTAATAATTATCATGATGATAAAGTTAAAATTTCAGTTGAAGACGTTGTAAAATTATTACCAAAAGATCAAACAAAACAAACATTTATTCCAATTATTACCATTTCAAATAAAACAGGTTATGGTTTAGATATTGTTAGAAATATTTTAGATTTGGTTGAACCTAGAGATTTATGGTCTAATTTTGATAATAATAATAATTGTGTAAATCGTATAATTAATGGTTTTTTAACACATATGGATAAAAAATATTTTAAAACTCCAGATGATAAATCCTTATCAGTATTTTATATTGATAATGTATATTCTCCACCAGGTGTTGGTTTAGTTGTTTCTGGTATTGCTAGAAATTGTGAATTAACTATTGGCGATATAGTTTATATTGGACCAATTAATAAAGAATTTAAAGAATTTCGTATTCGTGGAATACATAATGATTATAGACAAAAGATTCAAAAATTATTTCATCATGACAGAGGTTGTATTGCCTTGGCAGGTGAAAAAGAATTATCAACCAGACAATATATCAAACCGGGAATGTTTTTAATTCGAAATAAAAAACTTATTGATACAAATGTATGTTATAGATTTAATGCAGCAATTACTATTTTGAATCATTCTAGTACTATTAAAAATAATTATACTCCTCTTATGCAGATTGGAAATGTCAGACAATGTGCAAGATTAATTATGGATCCACAATATAATGATGGTAAAGATGCAATTTCTTCAAAAGATTATGCATATGTAACATTTAAATTTAAATTTAAACCAGCTTTAATTGAACCATATCAATTATTCATTTTTAAATCAGGATATATTCAAGGTATTGGCGCAGTACTTGATATTTTACCATGTTCTGGAGATGATGATGCCAAACCAGATCCAGATAAGCAATTAAAAGTAAAATTGAATAAAAAAAATAAAATATTATAATCGCCATTATCTATCTGAAATTTTAATTTATTTATAAATTTTTTTTATTCAATTTTTATTATATAATGAAATTTTTACTAATATATATACTA